ATTTTCATTTACCTCATAATAATTTCTAAACAATGAATATACTTCAATATTTTGCAATTTCCCCTCACGCATGGTTTCTGAAACAAGTTCTGCTTCCTTTGTAAAACCACTATTTTTCAATAAAGTTTTAACCCTGTGATTTTGTGGATACACTAATGCCTTGATTTTTTGAAAACCAAATTCATCAAAACACTTTTTAAAGAAAATTTTGGCACAATAACTGGAAAAACTTCCCCAATATCCAGGGTGAATACAAGTAGTAACTTCAGCACTATGAAGCCTTTGACTACTACCAATTAAGTTTTCAAGATACACAAAGCCGGCAGGGGATGTGTCGGAGAGTATTACCCAAAAGAAAGGTTCTGTTCGTTCTATCAAACCGGCTAAGGTATCTTCATTGTAGTCATCTTCCAAATATTTTTTAAATTTGTTATAAAGACAACTAACAAAATCCAAATATTCTGGTTTAAATCTTACAAATTTACACATTACACAACGACTTTTTCAAATTTTACATAAGCATCATCTGTAGAAAAAGCAGTCAACTCTCCTGACAAAAACTTTTCTCTAATGCCTGATTGAATTCCAATCATAGCATCAGCTTGAATTCCATTAATTAAAGATTCTGTTTTGTTAGTTCGATTATAAACTCTAAAAACAGAATTCTTGCTGAAGATTAATTCGTGTGGAACATCTTTCAGATCCAATATACTTTTCTTAGCTACTTTTGTCGTTTTACGTGTAGAATCTTTTCTAAATTCTTCCTCTATTTTCATCTTTATAAGTTCATCAAGTGAAGCATTGCTAAGCAATACTTGTTCCATATCTTTCATAATTATCCTTTCTATATTTTGCTATCATCTAAGTTTGAAATTGTGATTATTTTAGCTTCTTTGTAATCGTCTTCTTCTTTTTGAAATCCCAAATATTTGCAAAGACTTTCCAGTGCTTTTAATCCTGCCGAAGTATCTCTGAGTTTCCTTTTGCCCGTTGGAAAACCTTCTTTATCCAAAACATCTTCTTCTTCCAGAGAAAATTCTGCGATTTGTAGTAATTTTTGAATTACATATCCTTTATTGACACAAAGAGAAGATATTTGTTTTTTAAGTTGAAGTTTTATTTCATTTATTACGAAATCTTTAGATAAAAGATTATTTGCAATTTCTTTCAAATCCTTAGATTTGTAACCTGCCTTTTTGGCTGAAACCTCACCGTCAAGGCACTTTATATACTCTGCTACGAACTTTTTTTGTTGTTGTGTTATTTGTTTCATTTTTACATTTCTTAGTATAATTTGTGTTTTTTGAAAAAAAATTGTATAATAGTCATGCTATTTATATTTCGGCTAGTGTAAATCTTAACAGGGGGTTCAACTCCTGTTTTTTTTGCCCTTAATTTCTAAAGAGTTTAATAATTGGAGTATTATCAATACTCACGCAGTTTTTAGAACGTAAATTTGCAAGAGCATCTTTATACATACTCATCCAATAACTAAACTTTACATGCTGAGGACTAGCTTTTAATCTCATACATGCTCCATACACTAATATAGGTTCAGCAAAAGGATCTGGAATTAGTGAAGCATCTTCCTCATTTGTTAAAAACAGTTTTTCATTCCCATCAATATCTATAGCATTGTTTTCTGTGTAATACACGACTTCAATCGTTTTATTTTCGTTAAATATTGGGAACAAGAATTTATCATTAAATTCTGAATACGTATTAGGCGCTTGAGAATTTGTTAAAAAACTTTTAAAATCCTCAGTATAGTCATATTTTACACCGTCAATCAATAATAAAGTTATTCTGCCTGGAATTGTATTTTTCAATTCTCCTGTATTTTTAGGCAAAATTAACTCCTTTTTCTTTAATAAAAAATTCCATTTATCAAATCTACAAACTTCAGTATTTATAAGATTTATAATATTTTTTATTTTTTTGTGATCATTTTTCACAAGCTCACTAAACGCATTCACTTGTTTATAATTCAATTCCACTAAACATTTGTTAATTAATTCTAGATAATTCATTTATTCTCCTTTTCTTCCATATCGCAGGCGACCAATGTCGCCCACAATACAGAATAGAATTTACTTTATAAGCCCTTTTCTAAGTTGTTCCATAATAAGAGGTTCATTTTTGGTAAATTCTGCACCACTCATTCTGCCAATTTGCTCACGAGTAAAAATTCCACTTTTATTCACACCGAAAGAAGAATTATTTTGAGCATTAGCTGTTAACTTCCTCTTTGCAAGCTCATTTTCATTACTTAAATTTTTTTCGTAAGCCTGTTGTTGTAGATATCTGTCAATGGCACATTGTTCAAGTTTTTCCACCATTTGAGAGATTCTATTCATTTCATCTTTATCAACAATAAAATTTGAATTTTGCAGATAATTCAAAACGTCTTTTCGCCCTTCTGAGTTGAAGAAATCAGGTTTTTCTTTTGAGAATTCTTCTATTGCCGAAGGTGAATTAACACGAAATGTCGGTAAAATTTGTTCTTGAATAATTTTTTCGATAGTATCTTTAGCCAATTCACTCATACAATATCGCCCTTGTTGTGAGTTTAATACATCATACGAAACAAGATCATCTATTTTCGAGCCATTTCGTGAATTATCATTATTTCCAAATAATTGTTGATCGGCAGAAGATGAAAATTTGTCTAAATTATTTGTTGGTTCCATTAAAGCCTCCTTCATTCATATAATGCACCGCAAATTCTACGGCATCATCTATAAAACTTGATAACAACATTGCTATCAACTTTTGCAAAGGGGCTACTATAGGAAGATGCGAAACAATATATTCAATTGCCAGAGCTTTTTTTTCTTTGCCTTTGTTACTTCCAAGAGTTTCTTCAGCAAGTCGCACCGCAGAAATTGCAATTTCTCTAATTTTTGCTTTCAAATTTTTAAACATTTTGTTCTCCTTATAAAGTGGCTGTACCTATAAGGTACAGCCGAATATGGGGTTATGCCGCACTAACAATCATTTTAGCCAATGCTTTTGGTTGTACAGTTTTTGCACCATACAGATACAAACCTCTAACCAAATCAGAGAAACTATCTTTATCTCTTAGGCTTTCGATTTTTGCTAATTGAGAAGCGAACGTAATCGCATCATTTGTACCAGCTAAAACATAGAATTTGTTATCAACAGCAGTCAAGTTTGTACTAACAAGAACATCCATGCCTGCAATTCTACCAATAGCGCCTTCTCTTAATGTTTCATCTGCAACATTATGTGCATTGATAAATTCTGTACTTTGCAACAAATATGATTCAATTTTAGGGTTAATAACTACCCAAGGACGTTTGTCCGCAGATACTGCATCTGAATTTTTTAAACAAAGTGCCAAATTAACAAATTGCTCATAGATTGTTGTTTTGTTTAACACAATCGGAGAATCTTCCGAACCTACGATATTTTCTGCTGAAGCATAAGCCTGTTGAGCCAATAAATACGAATCTTGCACTTCTTCGATTGCTTTTTTAGCATTTTTTAAATGAGCTTCCATAATATCAGTATTAGCCTGAACTTGAGCTACATCATCAATTTTAAATGCAAAGAATTTTTTCTGATCAATTACAAGACTTGTTGCAGTCGGCTCTAGAGCATCATAAGTAATGTTACTTGATCCTAATGTTGAAATTGAAACTTCTGCTGGAGTAATAATTTTAACCTTATCACCCTGATTTTTAATTTCGCCTTCATAATTTCTGTTAACACATTGAAGCATCACACAATCTTTTTCAAGCATTGTGTTCAATTTTTGGCTCCACACCTCTGGAATGAATGCGCCATAAGAAGTTGTAAAAGTGTCTGTTGTTTCTGACATTGTTTTTCCCTTTCTGTTTTAATATGTATATACTATTTGAGTGGTGCTAATCGTCGTTATAAACTTCTCTAAATTGCAATCCTATAATGCCACAGGATTGATCAATAGAATTCCCTTTAATGCACAGTTGAATTGAATAATTAGATTCTGAAATCTCAGCTTTTTCTAAAGCATTTCTGTTTATTGTCCAAACAGGAATATTTTCCTCATCCAAAGCCCAATGGCAAGGTAATTTATCATTTGTACTTTCATCTGCCCAAATCATTTGATCAAAATGTACTGAATAGATTTTTTCTATATCATCAGGAGTTTGACTATCATAATCTTTATAGACAAGAAAATCGAAATTATTATCATATGCTTCATCAAGAACAAAATAGAATTCCTCTATCACTTTTCTATGATGAGCTTGTCCTACCGCAAAAAATGGTGACTTCCACATGAATTCTATTGGAATACCATCAAACGTTGTCCCATAGTCTTCTTTATATATATTCCCATCTTTATCCGCCGTAAGAATTTCATGTTTAAAAATACACGAAGTAGTTATACTTTGTGGAATAATTCTTTTATACCAAGCCTTGTTAAGATAATCATTTATCCAAATAGTATGATAATTTTCTTCCGTTGCATAAGGAAAGAAAAACCATATCTGACTCTTATTTTCATAATGAACACAAAAACTTTTTTCTAAATCAGCAGGAATAAATTTTTCCAACTCTGATTTTATTTTTTGAGATATTTCCGAACCAAGTTGAATTTGATTTAATTCGCCAACCTGCTCCAATGCAAAAATACCATTACTTAAAAAATATTGTTTATTCTCTACATTCACTATCGAATTTTTCGCTATACACCCCTTACTAGCAAAAGGTACAATTGCAAAATCACCAGGACTTGTACCACTAAGCAAATATACTGCATTTTGTTTGTAAATTGCCAAATAATCTTTGTATGGCTTAATTGCAATAATACCTGATGTATCTGTATGAAAATCGCTTATATAACCAGCATCATTATCTGTCTTGAAATCATCAAAAGTTCCCAAAGCTGAGTAATAAATGGTTGAACCTGATGCAAACCATACTCGACCTCTAAATGTTGCAATACTGTTTACTAATATAGGAACTTCGTCATTGTCTTTTAAATTACAATCTTTAATATTAAAATCCAAATCTAAATAAAATGGAGAATCAGCTTCTGAAGCTATTACCGTTCCTCTTAAAAAATTGGTAAATACTGGTTCAACTCCTGATAATAATTTATCAACCTTTGAAAGATTTTTAGTTAAATCATCATACACATATATTTTGCCACTATAAGTTGTTATCACCAATCTGTAACTATTGTCAACAAATAATTCATGCAAACCAGTTATTTTTTCAGCTTCAGGCAATTGCAAAAATAAAGTATTACCTTTTTGTTTGCATATACCTTTGTTTTGCAAAATTTCTACATTTTCGGAATCTGCCCAATAAACCCTTTTTGTATTCAAACCTAGTTCGGTTTTTGTTGAGGCTTGGTTGATACCACCAGAAAGATCATAATAAGCGATTTCCACGGTTTTATTCTCCTTTTAACTTGTACCATTTAATCTTTGCTCGAATAAAAGCACCTATATCATTTTGTGCTACCCAAGGATACGGAGGCAAATAAACTATATCTATTTTCCCTGCACTTGTAGTCTGTGGATGTTTTTGCCCAAACTCATAATGCGTCATCACATTATTGGGAGTAATTTCTATTTTATATTTTTTGGATAACTCCGCACAAAAATTCATTGTTGCTTCAAATTGCTTTGGAGTTATTGAATAATTCCCAACCAATTGACGATTTTTAAACCCAAACATTCCACACATTGCAACACCTATAGCACCTGTATTACCACCACCTGTGTGCATTGCATAGTTATTTTTTACACATTTTAAGTTGTTTTCAGGTTTAAATACACCATCATGCACAACACCATCTTTGTCAATTAAATAATGATAATATTTTTTGTCGTAGTCGCTTGGATAGTAACCACCTGCAGTCCAATGGATAACAATTTTCTTCATATTTTTTTTCTTTGAAATTTTTTCTTTATAAACAATGCTGCCGCATTGGTCCTATTACGAGCTGATAACTTGTTAATCACAGTATTCAAATGTGTTTGAACAGTTCTTGGGGACATATTAAGCCGATTTGCGATTTCTTTATCGGCGAACCCCTCTGCGACCAAAGTTATAACTTCACGTTCCCTTGGTGTTAGTTTCATCTTAATTCCTTCTGATATTTCTGGTTTCTCAATTTTATACCAATAATTTTTATTTACTTTAATAATATTTCCTTTAAATAAATAGGGAGGGGTAATCCCTCCCAAGAGTAAATAATTGAAGGATTATATAAGAGTTCTAAGACCAAGTTTTAAGTTTTTAAGATTTGAATAACACTTTTTCTTTACACCGTATTCGTTGTAATACAGATAGAATTTCCCATACTGTTTCACCAAATAGTTTTCGTTTACTTCTGCGTATAAAATTTTATCTTTAACCTTTGCAAAAAGATTTCTTGCTTTTTCATTGGTTTTTCTAATTGTAGAAATTTTATTATCTTTATCAATTCTTGTAATTTGGACCACCGTATGTCCGCAAACAGGACATTTTTTTAAATAATCCAATTCACACAGCACAAAAATCCCCTGAGGAGAGAGTCTGAAACTTTTTGTTTTTCTCAGACTTCCACAGCAGTGAATATACCCCATAGTATTCCCTTTCTGTGAATCGGCAAACAGCTTTACCATCTAGGGTGTGAGCCTTAACCGTTCTGTATATTCTTAGTATAACTGTTTTTGAATAAAAAACAATTCCGTATTTCTACTTAAGTAAAAATACCTACGTAATTTTACGGATGCCAAATATGGCTTAATCCCTTGCAGAGTAATGCTTTAGCCCATGCCGATATAACGCTGATTTTACGGTAAAATCCTACAACAAAACAAAAAAATCTTTTTAAAAAAGGCATGCTTTTTAGCCAATAATTATCAAACCAAACCAAATAAACAGAATACCTGAAATAATACCAGTCAAAGACAAGTGCCAATCACCATATTCTTTTGCTAAAGGCAATAAAGTATCAAAAGCAAGATAAATCATAATTCCAGCGACTGCAGCCATAATGGCACCTATTAACATTTGAGGTAATAAGAAGCTAAATATAAACAATCCAACTAAAGCTCCAACAGGTTCAGATAAACCTGATAACGCAGCATAAAGCATAGCATAACGTTTTTTACCAGTTACATGATAAACAGGCAGAGCAACTGCAATACCTTCTGGTATATTGTGAATTGCAATAGCCAACGCAACGGAAACACCCAATGCCACATCTTGAGTTGCAGTTAAAAATGTTGCAATACCTTCAGGGAAGTTATGAACACAAATTGCAATAGCCGTAAACAAACCTGCTCTTTTTAATTTATGTCTATGCAAACACGGAGCATCAGGATCCTTAAGTTCATCCATATCAATGTGATCAGGGATAAAAAAGTCAATTAGAATTGCAACAATAATACCAAAAATGAACCCTGCATACACAATCCAATGAAAATCGTTTGGGAAAAACGGTTGAAGCAAATGCTCAGCCTCTGGAATAATTTCATTGAACGAAAGAAAAATCATAACACCAGCAGAAAAACCCAAACCAACAGATAGCGCCTGCATATTATTTCTTTTAACAATAAACGCAAGCCCAGCACCGATTGCAGTCGCTAAACCTGCAATAAGAGTTAATATAAGAGCTAATCCACAATTTTCAGGTAAGTGCATAATTCTCCTTTGCGAGAATTATTTTAACATAAAAAAATAAATTCAAAAACAAAATCGGAGCCTAAAAATAGACTCCGATATTTATATATTTTATCAAGTATAGCTTACTAACTATTTTATGCACAATGTGTAAAATAGTTCAGATCCACTAAAGCTTGATGACATGCTGTTATAAGGATCAAATGCGTAAGGATCACCAAGTTCTTCAGTAGAAGACCAAAAAAAGTCATCACCATTTACGAGTTTGGGTTCTCCTGCTTCGTACATTGTTTCCAGTTCTTCTATTGTTGGGAGCCTCATTCCTATACCTTCGCAGGCTGCTTTAGCACCTTCTAAATCGTATGATCCTAGTAATTTTATGTCAGAATCTGTTTCAATTAAAATATTAAGTCCTCTGATATCCTTACCAGTATCCATTTGGTTTGGTGTTTTTAGACCGTTTACGTCGTATAGGATTGATATTGCATCAGTACCCATTGCTACGCTATCTTTTCCACCTGAAAATCTTACTACAGTGTTTGAATATGGATCTTCTGTTGCGTTTTTGTTGTAAGCGATTAATGCACTTACGCCATCTGCAAACATTACACCAATTGTTTCAGTGCCATAGTCTGTTGTTGAATAAAGATTTCTAGATGCAGTTAAATTTTTAGTTTCAACAGGATCTGCAGTAGTTAAAATTTCTGATGTAAAACAATCAGTAAGTTTATCACTAGAACAAGTTTTAACAATTTTAATGTGTTTAGATAATTCTTCAACAAAGTCAGCAGTAGTTGAATACCCAGCAAGAGATGAAGTAGTATTCATCATAGCCAATGCTTCCCCAAGTCTTCTATTAAAAACACTTGATGCAGTATCCCAAGATCTTTGTTGATAATTTGCAACTAATGTTGGAATAGTCATTGCTGCAACTACACCGATAATTGCTAAGGTGATTAGGACTTCAGCTAAAGTAAATGCTGCCCCCTCACCCTTACCCTCTCCCATAGGGCGAGGGAATAATTCCAAAACGCCCGAAAGCCTTGCTAGGAGAGCGTTTCTACCCCCCCCCTAAGGTCTTAAAGCCAGTCATAGCTTCATTTTTTAACATAATACGATCTCCTATTCTGTTGGATCTTCCAACCTTAAAATATATTACTTGATCACTTGGTCACTAAAACCTTGATCACTTCTTCAATATACCATTTTTTTTATAGTT